GCGTTTTGTTGTGGTGCAATAAATCCTGCACCTTGTACAATTTGTGATACAGGTTTTACAGTAGTGCCACCTTCTTGTTTTGGTACTTCTCCACCTTTTTTAAAATCAAAACCCCCAGTAGGGTCATCAAATCCAAATCCTGCATCTCCTGTATCTTGATCAACACCTGAATTAATATCACTACTTGTATCAAAACTACCTTCACTATACACATCAGTTGTTGAGGTTTCACTAAAACCTCCTACTCCTCCAATACCCTCAGTAGTTCCCTCACTGTATACATCAGTGATAGGAGTTTCACTAAATAAAGATATTCCAGAAGGACCGTAATTAACCACGCCTGATTGAAAATCAATACCATCTATAGTTCTTTCTTCTCGTTCCACTCCTATTTCTAAAGCTGGAATGATATCTGGAACGTTAGGTGTGGTATAATCTCCGTATGTGTAATCAAACACAAATTGATTTGTAGGATCTATAAAATTATCAACTATGGTTTCAAGAGTTGCAGTAGTTTTATCTGTTGAAGTGTACTCACCTGTGCTTACTTTATTTAATAATCCTTGCACTTCTTCTAAACTTAAATCATTTATATTCTTTGTTCCAACATCACCTCTTAAACCAGTGGTAGCGATCCCTCGTGATGTTCCAACCATTTCTCCCATGCCCATCACAAAACCACTTTGTCCTGTTTTAAAAGCTAAAGTGCCATCTGCACCTAATGCAATCCCTGTCACTTCTCCTGCTCTACCCCCACCTAAATTCACAGTTCCATCTTCAGAGTTATAATCTCCCATACCTATGGTTGGATCAACTTGGACTCTTTGATTTGCAACATCTTTTTTTAATTTTTCTTCTGCTAAATTTTCTATATCACCGTACATACGCATTGCGTATTGTGTAACTAAACCGTTTTCTTCAGCGTATCTCGCTGCTTCAAGTGGTGTTTGAAATACTTTACCATCTAGTGCGATAGGACCTTGTATGTCTTGATGTGTAACTTTACCACGAAAAGATGTTATATCTACAGGTCTAGCAGTTGCTAAATCTATCACAGTAAATGCTGAGTATCCGGGGACACCTTCTGCAGCTCTTGTAGCTTCTCTTGTTTGTCTTTCTTGAAATTTAGCACCAATCCCTTGAGCAGCGTAGGCAACTGGAAGTCCTAAAGTATTAGCTGTTATACCTGATAAAAAAGGTTGTTGAACTGCGACTGTGCTTCCTGAGACTGGTGATTGTCCTACAACTGTTTTTAAAGAAAAAGCTTTTTGTAAATAATCTCCTGTTCTAACTAAGAAAGAATCATCTGGACTAGGCCCTTTTAATTGTGGGTTTAACTCTATCTCAGTAAGTCTTCTTGGAAAAGTTTGTTCAACAAAAGGTGCAACGCTTCTATCTCCTTCTGTATCTTCCATAAAAGCTAGTTCTGTAGTTTCAATAGGAGTTTGATTTTGACGAGCCAATCTCATAATTCTATCATCATAAACATTAGCAACGTCAGCCGATGCAAGCAGTGGGTCGACACCAAGTTCAGGTGCAATAAACAAACCACCACCAAATGCAGGATCTAATATATCTTCTGCTTCGTAACGTGTACCTTTGCCGTATATATCTTCAGAGGTAATTACATCAACATCATCACTACTAACTTCTTGTTGAATTACTGGAGTTTCTGCTGTTCCTACGTTTCTTGCAAAAGAAAAATTATTTAGGTCTTGTACATTACTCTGTATTGTTTTACTTTCTGTACTAATATCCCCTTTGTATTCATATTTATTTGTTTTTAAATTGAATACTCCAACTTGATCATTTGGGAGTTTTATCAAGATAGCAGGGATATTTGCGTCACGAAGATCTTCTAATACTTTTTCGGCACTTGTTTTCTTTTTTGTACCAAATAACTGTATTTGTTTTTTCTTTATATCTTTTAATGGATCTGTTCTAGCCATCAATTACTCTTGCTGTTGTCCTTCAGGGATAGAAGTGTTGCCAGTAAAACTGCTTTCCCCTGCAACTGGCGAAGTTCCGACTCCGATGTCGCCACTACCATCGCCCTGTACACCAAGTCCTGTTGGTGCTTTATCCACTCCTCCAGAGCTTGCCATGCTGTTGGGTTGTTGATCAGGGGTTTGAGCTTGTTGTAATTCATTTAGACCTCTTAATATTTCTGCAAATATTTTTGCTTGGTTTTCATCGTTTACCAAACTATCAGGATCTATGTCTTGTGCAATGGCTAATTCTCTAATTAAATTAGGTATTTTTACAAATGGAGCAAGCATAGGATTAGATACAGTTTGTAACAATGCAGTTAAACGTTGACTGCGTACTTCTTTTTGCATCACTGCTGCAGTACCACGTGGTTTTATTTCTAAGTCCCCTACTATGTCAGGTGAATCATCATTAAATTGCATGTTCCACTGAAAGTATGCTTCTCCTAAAGGTTTTAGAAGAAAATCATCTATATTTTTTATTACTGTTTTCATGGATAGATTTGCACCACCCATTAACATCGACAAACCTGCAGCAGTTCGACCTGTGCCACTAACGCCTGTCTGTCCGTGAAGTATTGACGGTATACCTGTTTCTTCATCTGCAAGCTGTCTTGATAGCTGATACATCTGTATGTTTTCAGGTGCAGTGTTTGGAAACTTTAATCCGTTAATAGCTGTGCCAGTCACACCAGACTGTCGTCTGAATATTTTACCGGGAAATATATCCATGTTTTGACCGGGGACTAAACTTGCTTCATCTACATCAAACACAAGATTACCTGCTAATGCCAAATTATCTATAGCCATTCTCATGTGTCCGTTCATAAGTAACTGTGCATCTTCCATGTTTTCTGGTACACCTGTACCAAATATTTGATAAGGATTTACTTCATATGGAAATACATGAAAAGGTATTCTTGCAGGTGTAAACGGATTGAGAACAAATCTGATAACCTCATTACCACACACCCAAGCATTAATTTGAAGTTGATCCATATTAGATATATCTTGGTCAATTAAACCTCTTGCACCATCAAGAAACGATTTATCCATTACTCCCCAATACTCTAATACTTCATATCTGTTTTTATTGTAATTAGGTTCTGTTTCGTCATCTCTAATAGTATCCTCATAATATTTGTCTTGATAATTAGGTCCTTGTGCTATTACATTATCAATCGCTTCAATATTAAAGTAAGGGTATCTAGCCAAATTACGTAGCTGTTGTCTATTCATACGATGTCTCTGTATAACGTATTCACAGTCATCAGACTTTACAGCAGATGGGTCTGGAAAAAAGTCCCAACACGATACAGATTCTATTTCTGGACATATTATTTCTTCTGGTGTGTACATACGTTGTCCACCATCGTTTCGTGTCCATTTATGTAATCTTTTACTTTTAAGCATAGGTCCTTTGATAACACCAGTGCCTAAAAGTATTTGTTCAAATATAGCATTTCGTAATACATTTACTGCACCTGTATCAGTAAGTTGATCGTGTATTTCTTTTTCCATATTCAAAGCTGCTTCTTGTGCAGGACTTATTTGAGGTTCACCAATTTTTGCAGGACCTTCTTCTAGAGGTGTGCCTTCATATTTTTCTTGTAAACCACCTAGAAAATCCATAGCTCCGGGTTGAACTTGTCTACCATCTCCCGGAAAACCGTACGGATCTAAAGGTTGTTTCATTTGATCTAACGGTGTTTGCATGTGAGCAAACTCTGCTATACCTTCAGGGACAGGAGTTGATTCAACAACTATAGGAAACTTTTTATTTGCAAAAAGAATATCAGTTATTTGTCCAAACGCTGCAAGAACTTTTGTCTTAGTTATTCTTAAAAATACTCGTGAACGTTCAGAGTCTCTATACTGTGTTGTTGAGTCGTATATCCCTCTAAAGTTTTTATAAGCTTTAAGCCATCGTTGCTCGTGTGTGTACCGACCATCTTCAGCACTTTGAAACTTATCTTTTATGTAACCAACAATACCAAGAAGTTCCTCTTGTGGTTCATCCACACTCGCTATGGTATCATCAGGTGGTTGCAAGAAATTGTCAGACATGATTTTCCTTTACGAAAAGTAGTTTCTGTCGTCAGCCATCTTAAATAAAGAAGCTTCAACAGTTGCTTTTGTTTGCTTCTTTGGCATGTCTTGTGTTAACACATCTGGATTTACGTCTGTTGTAAACTCAAGACCTTCTCTGTACAGTTTGTTAGAACCTTGAGCATCATCTACTGATACTTTATCTGATCCCATAATGTAAGCTGCACCTTGATTAAGATTATCTGCCATTATTATCTCCCTTGATTTAGTAATTGCATTTGTTCATCCAACGATAGTTGGCTCTTTCTTTCAGCTTCTCTTCTGAAATCTTCTCCCATTTTACGGATATTCATTTTCTCTTGTATAGCCTTCTCATCATCTGCTACAGTTTCAAGTTCCTTTTTTTCTATAGGTCGCATTAATTCTTCTTGAGTCGCAGGTCTTTCGTCTCCTGTTCTTTCTGCGGCAAAAGCAGTTGATGGTCGTAAAGACTCAACCAAAGCCAACCCACCTGTAGGGCCTAACAATGCTGTTGTCCCAACGTCTATTGCCACGTCTTTTATTAAATCAGCAGGGTCATCGAACAATTCTTTTACACCCTCTGCTCCTGCACCTAATATTATAGCAGTTTCTAAAAGTCTGTTGCCTTTCAGTTTATCTTTTAAATCTTGTATTCGTTTGTTATGATTGTCAACCATCTCTTTGTTGACTGTCTGTTGAGTGTTTTTTTGTTTTCCTTTAAGCTCATCAGCTTGAGTTTTTAACTTTTCTATTTTAGTTATTTGTTTTTCTAATCTACTTATTTGTTTTTCGTTGTCCTGCACAACATTTTCAATAGCAACTCCTGCTCCAACAGACTTATTTTCTAAATTTATTTGAGATTTTGCTACAGCTTCATCAATAACATTTGGTGTGTCAAATTTTATAAGAGGAAACTGAGAAAAATTCTTTTCTCCAAATCTATATATTTTACCAAAAACTTCTTTTGGACTAGATTGTCCAATATCATTTAAAAATATAGAATTAAAATTTTCAGCAGCTCTTACACTTAAAGGAAGTTTATCTGTATCTCTACTCACTTGATAGTGTGTTAGACCAACGTCACCTCTGGTTGAATGACCTAACACTCTGTTTGCTACATCTGGGCCGTGTTCATCAGCTATAGCACTAAATACGTTTTTACGCAACAAACCAGATGTGAACGGTATTTTTTTACCAGTTCTTTCATCTATTATATCTAACTTCATATCGTCAAATACTTTTCTAACGGCAGTATTAACTTTTTTATCTAAGGTAGGTAACTTGTTTTTAAATATTTTTGTATTTTTTTCTGTGCCGTCAGGGTCAGCGACCTCTGCTAAAAATTGAAGAACACCATTTGGCATAGAGGATAGTCTGAAATTCATAGCTTCACCCTTGTTACTTATTCCTAGTAACGTAGCTGATCCTTTTTTTACATGACCATACTCAGCACCTTGTTTAATTTCTGATCCTGTAGTTAAATTTGCTATATCTCTTGATCTTAATCCAGTAAGATGCTTAACTAAAAGATACCCTGCAGCTTCATATGAACCTTCATTAACTAATCTCAAAACAGATCTATTAATAGCTTTATTTATATCTGCTATTGGAGGTAATTTAACTTTTTTAGCTAATCTTGCTTGGTCTGCAGCTTTTATGTTTGAACCTCTAGCCAAACCTCCTGTACCAAAAACTTTTTTCTTTAAAGGAAATTCTCCTGCATCTTCCGTAATGTTATAAAGTTTTAGTAAATCGTTTTCAACTGAAGTTAAAGATGTAAAAGCAGGTTCAGCACCTACAGTATCTCCTAATTTTACTAATAATTCTTTATCTTTAAATACAGAAAATTTATCGCTAGTTGTTAATCCTATTTCTTTTAAAGATTTTAATAGTGGACTAAAATTTCTAGTTTTAAGTTCACCAGTTTTCTTGCCTTTGTAATTTTTTGTAAGCTCAAGAGCTTCACCAATAGTAAGATTTTCGTCTAATTTTATTGCCATCTGTTAATATCCAAATGTTTGATCATGCGTCTGGTAGACCTGATTCTTGATGCCATCAAGCGTTTTATGAATGGACACATATCCTGTCATCCTTGTCATAAGCATATATCGTAACGCATCATATGCGTGATCTTCTGCTTTTGTATCTACGTCTTCTGCGTTGGTTTTACTTAATGGTATACCTGAAAGTTGTTTTTGGATCGTCTGCAAGCCTACGATGTATTTCCATCTTTCCTTGTAATCTGTTTCTGTCTGATGGTATCCAACGGACACCACATCTCATCATTGTTTCTGCTATTGAAGGGCCGAAACCTGTCTTGTTCCAACATGAGGAGTCAAGCACAGTATAGTGAGGAGTCGGATCTTCTTGTTCTATTTGTAGTATTTTATCGGCTAGTTGCTCTGCTGTCAACTGTTTTACATATAGCTCACGATAGACCCAGATATTATTATCCCAATCAATTGCACCCCATAGCACACAAGAAGGACTCGCATAGCCGTAGTCAGCCGCCCTGATACGTGGGA